CGTTTACGAAACTTCTTTTTCTCGGGCGGTACGTCATCCTTCTCTTCAAAAATTAAAGCACGGCCAAAGAACCCATTGGCAGCCGTCTCTTGGGTAACCAGTCCACTGAACGTAATACCTGTTGTAAACCCTAAAAGGGACAGGAATGGCTGTCTCAAACCCGACCTTAATTGTTCCAAAGACCGCTCTAACTCAACAAGTTCTTTTTCAATTGTAGGATTAGCACCTTCTTCTAACTTGTTCTCTCGTTGGCTTATTTCCTTTTTAATCATACCGCTAACCGATTCGCGGACATCGCCCGATAGAGGCATCCAGCCATTGGCTTTGGAATATACCGACATCAGGATACCAAGGACGCCTTCAAGATATACGGCACCACCGCGCTTCTGGGCGTTCTTAACCTTATCCAAAAAGATACCGACCTCGTCGATCTGGTAATAAGATGGTTGGTGACGGGTAAGGTTACGGATGACTTCTTGTTCCGATTTGATCGTGGAATATACTGGCTCTTGGATCCCTACGACCTTATGGATTTCAAAGGCTGCCTGTTGGATTGATTCCTTACCAGTACCGGACGCGGCTACGCAGAAGGCAAATACGTTGGAAGTCACATCGCTCACATCGTCAGAATAGCGCAGGCCAATAATATCCCCGATCGCAACGATGGCCGCGGCTACGGCTAGTTTTTCCCGCTTGTAACGGCATTGGTCGTGTATCCACTCCGCAACGGTTCCCACAAATCCCGGTGGCCGTTTAAGGTCGATATTGGAAATGTCTATGTGCTTGGCTTGGTATTCATCGACAACGGGCAAATCGTCATCGCCATTCGGCTCAAAGGTAACGGGTTGCACCCATCCTGCGCCCTCGGCGTAGTGGATCAATGTCCCAAGGGTAACGGGGTTGATGGCTTTACCAAATGAATGCCAGCGGCGTTCAAGAATGTCTCGGCCGGGGTATTTCTTGCCCTTGGATGACCAGTCGTCCCATACATCGAACCCCGTACCTAGGGTCGCATGGTGGATAGCCATACCGCAGCGGATCCATGTTTCATGGTCGATATCGGGATTGATGTAGGACAACATATCCGCAAGATCATCGTGTGATACGTCCACGGTTCCCGTGGGGGTGTAGGCTCGATGCCGATCGGGTTTGGATAGGCCATGAATGAGTTCTGCGGGGGCTTGGTCTATTTCGGTGGGCGATCCCACAAGGGTAACATAAGTGTTACCAGAAACATGACGCGACCCCGGCCCTACGACGAAACCAGACGATTTAAAGTCGATACCGGGATAATCTGGATGGTGTTGAATAAGGGCTAACCCTTCATCGCATTTAAAATATAGGTGTTTGGAGCCACCGCCTGACCCAGTTTGAACAATTAACCCTGCGCCACCAATAGCGGGAACATCGGCCAATAGCCGTTCATATGATTCGACGCCGCCGTTGCGGGCATCCACATCAATGACAATAAGACCGCGGACGAGGACGCCGTATCCGGTATCGAATTGGCCGACCTCTGCCATGACATCGATTTGATCTTCGGACCAGTGAGGCGTGTGCTGCCAGTTTGTGGCTAAGGGGTGTTTGCCAACAGCATTGCATTTAGGATTACCGCACCCGCATGAGCCGTCCCTTTGGATAGGATGAAGCCCGAATACGCGGTAACCCGCCTCCCAAAAACTTTTCTGCATCTTATTTCCCTTGGAACAGGTAAGCCACTAACCGCTCAATTGTGGATAATGTAGGGTTTTTGTTCTTACCCGACGCAATAGAGCGAATCGTATTCTCGTGCAGACCAGTCTGTAGGGCGACTTTATCTAGTCTACGATCGGCTAGGGCCGTCCGTATGCGTGTCAGTGTGTCTATATCCATCTCAAAGTATTCCCTCGCCACATTGCGTTGTTGACAATCACTCCGAATGGGTCCATTTGTCAAGGCGTAGAAGCAAGAGGAGTGCTCAATGAGCGTTTTAGATACGATAAGTAAACCAGCCGACAGGCCAGTAATTGCAACAATCTTTGGTAATGCGGGTATGGGAAAGACCACCTTGGCGGTCACTTTTCCTAATCCGATTGTGATTCGGGCAGAGGATGGCCTTCAAGCAATCCCGTCCAGTCAGCGACCAGATGCGTTTCCATTGTTAACCAAGCCAGAAGAATTGTGGGATCAGTTATTTGCCCTCACAAGTGAAGAACATAGTTACAAAACCCTTATTGTTGACAGCGTTACCGCTTTGGAACGTATGTTTATTCAATATGTCGTTGATACAGATCCTAAAAAACCAAAGAGCATACAACAGGCAATGGGTGGCTATGGAGCGGGTCTTTCCATGGTTGCGGGTATGCATGCTCGTATTCGTAAGGCGGCAGGGGTCTTGGCCGACAAGCGTAACATGCACACCGTATTCATTGCCCATAGTGAAGTTGGTACGGAAAACCCGCCAGACGACGAATCATTCTCAAAATGGGGTTTGCGTTTAAGTGGTAAGTCGGAACCTAACTATGTCGATGATGTAGACCTCGTTGGATATCTTAAATTAGAAACTTTTACGACAGGCGAAGGAGACAAGAAGAAAGCCATCTCTGATGGTACTCGTATTCTTGTTTGCCACGCATCGGCCGCTAACGTTTCAAAGAATCGTTTTGGTATCAATGAACCACTACCTGTGCAGATAGGCGTCAATCCATTGACCGATCATATTCCTGCGCTTCGTGCAAATAAGAAGGAGAAGGCAAATGGATAATTTTTGGGATCTAAGTGACGGCGAAGATATTACCAAAACTGGCACTCAGTTTGAGGTCGGCGGTGGTGACATTGAGCCTATTCCAAACAACACCAATTGCACAGCCATTATCGATCTGGCGGGTTGGGACACTTACATGGATGGGCAGAAGTTTATCTCCCTCCGTTGGTCAATCCTTGCGCCTGTTGAATTGAAGAACCGTAAGATTTTTCACAAATTGTGGGTGGCTGACCCCAATCCTATGTGGGAAGGCGATGTTGATGCCAAGCGTGACAAGGCAAAACGTATGCTTGTTGCGATTGATCAAAACGCAGGTGGAAAACTTTTGAAGAGCGGTAAAATGCCCTCTGATGAAGCGTTACAACTGCACCTGACAAGCGTTCCTATGACAATCAAAGTAAAGACATGGGAAAGCAAAGATAAGACCGCAAAGGGTAATTATATTGCCTCAGTGGGACCAAAGAATAATGTCAAACCCGAACCCGTAAAGGTTACTCGCGGAATGATTGACGACGAAGTGCCGTTCTGAGGGGGAACGGTGCTAGTAGGGGGGAAGGTGGGTTTTTCGGGTCCTTCATCTGCCTTCCCCTCTTTAACATGGAGATCAAAACATGAATCATATGGTGTTTACTGAGGCATCTATAACGTTGAACGATATTGTTTTTGATTACATGAAAGAGTTTGGTTTATTGCCGCGGGTTCGGGAACTTTATGAACCAAAAACCAAAGCAGAAAAACGCGGAGAAGATTTAATTGAATCCTCTTACATTGAAGAACCAGATTATGGATCGGTCATTAAAGCCTGCCGTAAAACGGTTATGAAATTAGAAGATTTTGAGAATGAAGTTGTTACCAGCGATTTAAGTGAACAACGCGATCGGCGGCGTAAAATAGAAGAGATTATTTCTATTATGCATATAAGCCGAACCTATCCAGAAAACGCCATTAAAAGATTAAAACGGCTTCGGCCCCAGACGGAGAAAGCAAGTGGAACAGAGAAGTGAAGAGTGGTTTGCCGCAAGACGCGGTCGCATAACAGGATCAGCCGTGGGGGCTATTCTTGGCCTGTCTCCTTTTATGAAACCTGATGATGTCCTTCGTCGCATGGTACGAGAAAAGTTTGACGCACCGTCCGAGTTTATTGGCAATGTAGCTACAGACTGGGGAACGGCTAACGAACCAAATGCGATCGGGCAATATGAATTGGAAACTGGTATTAGGGTTATGCCAGCAGGATTTTATACGCATGAGCATTGGTTAGGCGCTTCTCCTGACGGTCTGGTAGGCCAAGAAGGACTTATTGAGGTCAAATGCCCTTATAGCCTTCGGAATGAAAAAGCCCCGGTGCAGTTCAAGCCGCTTGCCATGCAAATGCATTATTACGCCCAGATCCAAATACAGTTATTTATCACGGGCAAGCCATGGTGCCACTTTTATCAATGGACGCCTACCGATTCGCGGAATGAAATAATCTCATATGATGAGCCATGGATTAACGCGAACATGCCTGCGCTATTGGCGTTCTATCAAAGATACTTGGTGGAAAGCACCCACCCTATGTTGGCTGAGAAACATTTGCAGCCGCGTAAAAAAGAAAACGATAAACCTGAACTTCGCCAGTTAGCGGCAGAGTATTGGGACTTAATTCAAGATATGAAAGCATCGGAAGATCGTAAGGCTGAGTTGCTTGAGAAAATGGTCGTGGCTGCTGGTGGTGAGCCTTGTTACATTGATGGTCATAGCCTTACAAAAGTGGAACGCGAAGGGGCGATTAGCTATTCCAAGGTTGTTAAGGATTTGTTGCCCGGCGTTGACTTGGAACCGTATCGTGGGAAACCAACTAGTTATTGGACGTTTAAATAATGGGCAAGCGATCGGACTTTGAACGCAACCCGATGGACTATTACCCAACCCCTAAAGAGGCCGTACTACCGCTTCTTAAACATTTGCCAG